GGTAACAGTGCAACTGGTTCAGTTGGGACAATCTTGGGATTCGGGTGGGGCGCGATAGCGAACACGTCCGAGACTTGGACGCCGGTATCTGACACAAGTGAAACATGGACAGATATCTCCGATAATTCAACAACGTGGCAAGTGGCCGCATAGAGGTAAATCATGGCAGATACGACAACCACCAACCTACTCCTTACCAAGCCAGAGGTAGGCGCAAGCACCGACACCTGGGGGACAAAGATCAATACTGATCTGGACTCGGTGGATGCGGTTTTCGCTGCGGCTGGAACCGGAACCAGCGTCGGCCTCAATGTCGGGTCTGGGAAAGTGCTAAAACTTAATGGAGGCCAACTCCAAAATAGTTCCGGAAATCAAATATTGAAGGAAACCGGTTCAATTTTGCAAGTAGTGCAAGGAAAATACACTACTTCATTTACAACAACGTCTCAGTCTTTTGTTTCTACAGGTGCATCAGCATCTATTACGCCAACATCTTCAACAAGTAAAATTCTTGCACAAGTATCTGTAAATGCTGGTGCAAGTAGCAATCAGTGGCATTATTTCACTTTGTACCGTGGTGGCACAAATATTTCAACTGGTGGTGGCAGTTCTAGTACACCATCTGGCTTTCTTAATAATAACAGTAGCGATTATTTGCAGACAGTGAATTTCCAAATTTTAGACTCACCAGCTACTACTTCTTTAACGACTTACACGCTTTATGCGATAGCAAGTGGGGCAAATCTTTTAAGAGCGCAAGTGGATGGTATGCCTACATACATTACTTTAATTGAGGTGGCAGCATGAACAAGCATGAAGCAATTTTTGCAACGCATTCCAATGTGGTCACCATTCATGGTGACGATGCATTTGATGCTGCTGGTAACCCTGTCCAATACAACGAAGCGGTAGTCCAGGCATACATTAACGCCAACGCATACAAAGCCAAACGCGCTGCTGAGTACCCATCCATCATTGAGCAGTTTGATTTGCTTTATCACGGCGGCATGGATTCATGGAAAACAGCCATTCAAGCTGTAAAAGATAAGTACCCTAAAAGCTAATCATGGAATTCCAACCAGTGTTCAATTTCATCGGCGGCGCAATTCTGGTCGCTGTTGGATGGTGGTGCAAGGAAATATGGAATTCTGTGAAGTCTCTAAAAGAAGACATCCAGGCAATTGAGGTTGACTTGCCAAAGAACTACGTTACCAAGAAAGACATTGAGAATCGGTTCGACAGGATTGACGCAACCCTAGAGCGATTGTTCGACCGGCTTGACGCCAAGGCAGACAAGTGATTTCTCTGCTTGCGTCAGCGGAAAGCCCGTGGCCTGGCACTGAGACAAAGACGGTTTTGGTTTGTCGTATCCCTAAGAAAGATGAGGACAGGAAGATGGGCGCTAACGAATTCACCGACAAAGATGGACGCATCTGCCGCTGGGTAGTTGTGAACAAGAAATGATTGATCCATTCACGGCATTTGCTATTGCCCAGGGCGCGGTGTCAGGCATAAAAAAGCAGTAGCCCTTGGTAAAGATATACACGGCCTCTACAAAGAATTCAGCAGTTTCTATCAAGCGGCAGACACGGTACATCTAGCAAGCAGCAAGGCCAGGATTGCAAGCATAGGGAAGACTGATGCACAGATCAGTTCTCAGGCTCTCCAGATCGCGCTGGCGTCAAAGGCATTGAGAGAGCATGAAAAGGAACTGAAGGACATCCTCTTCTATAGTGGCAATGCTCCGGTCTGGGAAGAGATGATGGCAGAGCGCACCAGGATGATTAAGGAGCGCAACACGCTAGAGAGAGAAGAAGCGGAGCGCAAACAGAAGGACAAGGAAATGAAGGTGGCAATCATTATGAATACCTTGTGGCTAACTGGGGCTTCCGCTATTATTGTCCCATTGGTAAGTGTTGCATTTCACGTTATAACGAATAGGGGTTTTTAATGATTCCAATCATTGGTATGTTACTCAGCACACTAGCTCAAAACGGGCTAGGACTATTGTCTAGCGCTATTCAGGCCAAGGGCAAGGAGGTGGTAGAGAACACGCTAGGCGTGAAGATCCCTGACAACCCTACACCAGAAGACGTTGAGAAGCTGCGCGAGTTGCAGTTCCACCATGAAGAGCGCCTGATTGAATTGGGCATTGAAAAAGCCAAGTTGGAGATGGCTGAGTTGGAACTGCTGGCAAAGGCGGCTCAAAATGATGCCGACAACATCACAGATCGCTGGCAGGCAGACATGACTTCTGATTCATGGCTCTCGAAGAACATACGCCCAATGAGCCTTATTGCCATCTTCTGCGGATACTTTCTGTTCGCCATGATGAGCGCGTACGGCCTCAATGCCAACGAGTCCTATGTGACACTTCTCGGCAATTGGGGAATGCTAATCATGGGCGCTTACTTTGGTGGACGCACTGTCGAGAAACTGGTTGAAATGAGGAGCGCAAAATGAGCCTGAGTCAAGAACAAGCCGCATTCCTGCTGGATATGTGCAAGCTGATTCAGTTCGCCACCAACAGCGGGTTTATGGTCACTGGCGGCGAGTTAGCGCGCACTCCAGAACAGCAGGCCATCTACGTCAAGACGGGCCGGTCTAAGACCATGAACTCTATCCATCTCAAGCGTTGCGCGATGGACTTGAACTTCTTCAAGGACGGAAAGATCATCTGGGACAAGTCTGTTCTGGCTCCAATTGGCGCGTATTGGGAAACGCTACACCCGAAAAATCGCTGGGGTGGAAACTTCAGATCTCTGGTGGACTGCCCACACTTTGAACGAAACGTATGAGCGACTTCAGCGGCCAGATCACAACGCCAGCGCAGCCGAACATCGGCAACCCTGGCGAGGTGTATGACCGCCTGTACTTTAGCCAGACACTAAGCAATATCGGGAACTACGCCAGCCGCGTCACAAACGCTCTGGCGGCGTTATTCGGACCGCGTGGTGGTAAGTACCTCAACGCCCCATATGGCGCATTCCAGGACTCTACAGACCAGGTCGCGGCTAACACCACAACGGCATACGCCATCACGTTTGACACGACAGACTTTAACAACGGCGTCACGCTCTCAAACTCATCTAGACTGAACGTATCGCAGGCTGGCATTTACAACATACAGTTCAGCATCCAATTTACAAACACAACAAACGCATCCCAGGACGTTGACGTTTGGTTTAGGAAGAATGGCACTAACACTGACAAGTCAAACTCAAGGTTTGGGTTTGCACCAAGGAAAGGCGTTGGTGACCCGTTCCACACAATTGCCGCGATGAACTTTTTTCTAAGCCTCAACGCAAACGACTATGTAGAAATAATGTGGCGGCCTACCGATGTCGGCGTGACGATTGAGCAGTATCCGGCAGGAACTTCTCCAACCAGGCCAGCAGTACCGTCGGCCATCGTTACACTGTCGTTTGTCTCCAACCTATCGGTGTAATCATGGCACTCATTCCTCTCAAAATACCCCCAGGCGTCTACCGCAATGGCACTGAGTACCAGGCAATTGGCCGCTGGTACGACTCCAACTTGGTACGCTGGTTTGAGAATACCCTGCGACCCATCGGCGGGTGGAGAAAGAAATCCACGTCTGCCATGACGGGAATCTGCCGAGGGCTAATTGCCTGGCGGGATAACAGTGCAAACCGTTATGCGGCTGCCGGTACTCAGTCCAAGTTGTACGCGATGAACGCGCTGGGTGTAGTCAAGGACATCACGCCATCAGGATTGACAGCGGGATCGGCTAATGCCACTGGAACAACCGGTTACGGGTACTCACTCTATGGCAATTCAACCTATGGAACTGCGCGTGCTGATACCGGATTAGTTCCAGCTACGACCTGGAGCCTAGACACTTGGGGAGAGTACCTTGTAGCGTGCAGTACTACAGACGGCAAGTTGTACGAGTGGCAGCTAGGTTTCACGACTCCAACGCTTGCGGCCGTTATTACCAACGCACCAACAAGTTGCGCGGCGTTGATGGTCACCAGCGAGCGCATCATGTTTGCTTTGGGCGCGTCGGGTAATCCGCGCCTGGTAAAGTGGTCAGACCAAGAGAACAATACAACATGGACGGCTGCAGCCACCAACCAGGCTGGTGACTTTGAGATTGCAACGGTTGGCGCTTTAAAGTGCGGAAAGCGCGTGCGAGGTGTCAACATTCTGTTTACAGACGTTGACGCGCACGTCGCCAGCTACATCGGTCTTCCCTACGTCTATTCTTTTGAGAAGGTGGGCAGCGGGTGCGGAGTGATCTCAGCGCAGGCTGTAGCGGCCATCGACACGTCCGCTATGTGGATGAGTAAGTCGGGATTCTGGTCTTACGATGGGTTCGTTAAGCCTATGCAGTGCGATGTCGGTGACTACGTTTTCAACAATATCAACTATTCGCAGGCGTCCAAGGTCTACGCCGTCCACAACTCTGCCTATGGCGAGGTGACCTGGCTTTACCCGTCGCTGTCATCGAACGAGAATGACTCATATGTCACCTATAACTATCGTGAAGGAACCTGGTATTTCGGACTGATGGCGCGGACAGCCGGTACTGATAGCGGCGTATTTGTCAACCCTATGATGGTCAGCACCGACGGGTACATCTACGACCATGAGGTCGGCTACACCTACGACTCTGTATCCCCCTACGCGCAGTCAGGACCGATTGAACTCGGGAACGGAGACAACGTGATGGCCGTCAGGTCAGTGATCCCTGACGAGCAGAGCCTGGGTGAGGTTGCCATCTCATTTACGGCAAGACTCTACCCGACATCAGCAGAAACAAGCTATGGCCCGTTCAGCGCCAAGGCTCCAACCGATGCTAGGTTCTCAGGCCGGTCAGTCAAGATGAAGGTCGCCGGTAACGTGCTGGGAGATTGGCGGGTTGGCGTGATGCGGCTGGAGGCCACCACGGCAGGCAAGCGGTGATGGAGGATTTCTGGCGCTTGGCACAACACGTCCAAGCGGCTTTAGAATACTCGGCAGGAACCCACACTCTTGAAGATGTTGCGCAGGGTGTAGCGGAGAACAGATTCCAGTTTTGGCCTGGGGTCAATAGCGCAGTCATCACAGAGATCATTGTCTATCCGCGACTCAAGAATCTGCACTTTTTTCTTGCTGGCGGCGACCTCGATGAACTCAAGATTATGCGACCATACATCGAGTCTTGGGGAAAGCAGAATGGTTGCACGCGAGTTACCCTGGCTGGCCGTAAGGGCTGGGCGAGGACATTTTTAGCAGACGAGGGATATGCCCCTAAGTGGCACATTCTTAGCAAGGAGTTGTAGATGGCGACAAGAAACCGTTACGCTGAGATCATGGCGCAGTACGCGCAGTCTCAGCCGTTTTCGTTTACCGGCATCCCATCCTCATACTATGGCGGTCAACCAGGCTATAGCGGAGGCTACACCGGAGGCTTTGAGCCAGCCCCGTACACGCCATATGTTGCACCAGTGAACCGATACGCTGAACTGATGGCGCAGCCAGCTATGGCTATGGGTGGAGGTGGGCGCGGTACTCCAGAGGCTCCAAGCGCATGGTCGCAGATGACACCAGCAGAGCGTGCTGCTTACTATGCTCAAAACCCTATTGAGGGAAAGATTGCATTGAATATGCAGGATCTGTTTGGGAATGCCTCACTTGCTGGAATATTTGCTAAAAATGTAGCGCGAGATGGTTTTTACGACAGCAGACTAGAGAAGATGGGAGTCAATCCAACCATAAGCGTTGACACCCAGAATGCGCTTGCTGGTGAGGCAATGCAAAGGGCATTGGACTTGCAGGCGCAATCTCAGGCTTTGCAAGGTGCTATAGCAGCAGCCAATGCAGAAAGCGGTTATGTAGCTAACCCTATGGGTTCTGATCCTGCGCAGAGAGCCGCTGAAGCACAAGCAAGCAGAGAGGCGGCAAGCAATTATGGTAGTGGCAACCGCGATGCTGGAGGTGAGAGAGGATACTCCGGTGACAACTCTGGCGATAACGCTGGATGGGGTAGCCGTGATGCCGGTGGAGATGGAGGCTACGCCAAAGGCGGTCACGTTTCCATGCAGCACTTGCAAGGCCCGAATCCAATGGGACCAGATGACGGCTACGGCGCTCTCAAGATGGGCGAGTACGTCATCAACGACAAGGCAGTAAAAAAATACGGTATCGAGTTGATGGATGCCATTAACTCTGGCAAGATTTCAAAGGGCAAGCTGCTTGGCTTGCTCGAAATGTAAGGAGAACGATATGTCTAAAGGCGGCGCATCTGGCAGCACAACCACAACCACAGCAATTGATCCTGATCTGAAGGCGGCTTATCTCCGCAACATCGGCCAGGCTCAAGGCGTAGCAGGCGCGTTGCCGGTACGGCAATTTGCGGGTTTCAACCCTCTGTATACGGCTGGTGAGGAGATGGTCACAAACGAAGCGTTGACACCGTTTACTGGCGAGTCCATCAAGAATTTTATGAACCCCTACGAGAATGAGGTGGTGCAACGCAGTTTGGCTGACGTAGGCAGCGCATTGGATGTACAGCGACTCAAGGATCGACAGGCGGCAACTGCCGCCAAGGCATTTGGTGGATCGCGCCAGGCCGTGACAGAGTCACTCTCAAATGCAGCGGCCATGAAGCAGGCTGCTGACACCGCTGCTCAGTTACGTTTTGGCGGCTACGGCCAATCTGCTGAGTTGGCAAAGTTCGCCAAAGGAGCGAATATCTCTGGAGGACAGACTGTGATGGGCCTGGGCAGTGCGCGTCAGCAGTTGGAGCAGGCTCAGATGGATGCACTGCGCAACATCGGCCTGGAGAAGCTACAGATCGCATCTGGTGGACTCAGCACCCAACTACCGAATCTCGGCATGACTCAGGTGCAACCGTATTTCCGGAACCAGACTGCTGGTGGACTTGGTGGTGCTGCTGCCGGTTACCAGTTAACTGGTGGTAGTCCTTACGGCGCTGCCATCGGTGGCCTGCTTGGATACTTTGGATAAGGAGAACAAGATGGCAACACTGTATGGCGCTTATCAACGAAGACTCGCAGATTTGGGTTATGACTATTCACCTACTGGAATCACCAGCCTAAAAAACGCATTGTTTTCTGGTCGGGCTTATCCATCCAATATGTATGAGAACCCTCAGAGAATTTATGGGGAGCCATCGTACGAGGATATTGCTGTCGCTGGCGCAAGATTCAAGAATCCAAATGAGCTAGGTTTTATGCCTGGCGGGTCAATGATGCCGACTGCGCGGAATGTTGTCGTTGAAGACATCATGCCGCAAGACAACCCGAACTATGGAGCAGAGCCAGCACAAGAAGCTGGAGTAGCATCACGCCGCACACTTGGCCTGCTGGGTGATATGTTTGGTGGTGCATCCGCGCTGGACGAGTACATGACGCCGGAGCAAAGAGCGCAGCTACAGAACCAGGGCGTAATGGCAGCGGCCATGCAACTGCTTGCGTCATCCGGCCCGAGTCGGACACCTGTAGGACTCGGCCAGGCACTTGGTGAGGCGTATGGTGCTGGTCAGAAGGGCTACACGGCAGCGCAGCAGAATCTGCTACAGAGCATGGCGATGAAACAGAAGATGGACGAGTACAAGCGTCTAAAAGATATCCAAGCACGCATCAGTGGCGCATTGATTGGAGATGGCGGTGCGGTTATGCCTGGTGCTGCGATTACTCCAGATCAAGCTATCAATGCACCAGGCTTACCAGTTGGCCCTACAGTGGCACGCGCTGCCATGATTGGTACTCCTAGTGCTGCTGTACCTATGAGCCAGGCAGATCTGCTGTACAACAGATATATGAACGCATCAAACATTGCGGCTCAAGTTGGCGACACTGCAAAGGCTACGGCCTACGCTACTTTGGCAGAGAAAGCTAGACCACAACAGGAAACTCAAGGTGAACCATATAGAGCCGTAGACGGCAACTATTACATACGCCTAAAGTCGGGTGAACCTATCCCATACAAGGGTCCGGCTCCAGCGGCAAAGCCAGAAGGTAAGCCAGAGCAGAAACTGGTTGACGGCAAGGTGCAAATGGTTCAGTACTTCAACGACGGGACATTTAAGCCTGTATCAGGACTTGCTGAAGTAGCCAAGCCAGAAGGGCAGCCGCGAATGGAAATGCGTGGTGGACTGCCTAAGATGGTTCAGTACTTCAACGACGGGACAAGCAAAATACTTGAAGGCGTATCGCAATTCAATGCACCATCTACGTCAATCACTGATGTTGAGTTTTTAACTGGTAAGCCATTGGCTGGAACTGGTGCTCCTGGAATTGCCAAAGTTCAAGATTATCGTAAGTCTGGAGCAACTAGCGTATCCATCAACACTGGTGAAAAAGGATTCAAGAACGAATTTGACTTGAAAAAGGAATTTACTAACGAGCCTGTATACAAAGAATTCCAGAGCATGAAGAGTGCATTCTCGCAAGTTCAAGAATCACTCAAGAAAGAGAATCCAATTGGTGATGTAGCGGCTGCAACCAAGATTATGAAACTGCTTGATCCTGGATCAGTAGTGCGTGAGTCTGAGTTGGGTATCGCTATGGCAGCAAGCGGGAAGATGGACCGTCTGACTAACTACGTTGATATGTGGAAGAAAGGCACTCTGCTTACGCCTACTCAACGTGCTGAATTTGGTGCGCTTGCGAATGAGTTGTACAACGCATCTGCTAAAGCGTACAACGACAAGCGTGGCGAGTATGCTGCATTTGGCAATAAGTACGAGATCGATGCCACTACGGCACTCGGAGAAACTGCTCCAGTGTTTACATTCGCTCCACCAGCACCAGCAGCCGGTGCTGATGGCAGAAAATCATTAAGTGACATCATCAAGCCAAAAGGAGCGAAATAATGGCTGGAGAAAAATCAGGATGGGAAGAGTGGAAAGACTTAAACGCTCAAATCTTGGAGGCCAAGAAGGCTAACTACACTGATGCGGAGATTGCTCAGTTCTTGCAGACCATACCGAATATCGGTCCGCAAGTAACGACTGCACTTGAAAGCAATTACGCTGCGCCTGAGATTGTCAAGTCAATCTTAGAGCGTAGGTCGCCATCGTTTGAGCAGGGCGCTCAGAAGTCCACTACAGAAAAGGCAGTGCTGACTGCGCTGCAAGGACCGACTCTAGGCTACTTTGACGAGTTAGCTGGTGCAGTTGCTGCACCTTTGCTTGCATATCAGCAGAATATTCCGCTAGGCCAGGCATACCAGCAACAGCGTGACGTAGTGCGCGGTGCGACTGAGTCATTTATGAAAGAAAGACCATTCACGTCTGCCGGTTTGCAGGGCGTTGCATCTCTCCCACTAGCGATGACCAATCTTACAAGCAGGGCAATTGGTGCGGCAACAGCGCCTGTAGTGTCTGCTGTAGAGGCGGTAGCGCCAAGGGTTGCAGCCGGTATGCAGAGCGCAGGACGCTACTTGGCTGGATCACCAGCCGCTGGTCAGACTATGGGGATGGGTCAGCGCATGGCGCAGGCCGGTGCTTCTGGCATTGGTTATGGAACAGTCGGAGGCATTGGATCTTCAACTGGTGAGGATATCGGGCAAATTGGCCAAGACGCGTTCACAAGCGCAGCCATTGGCGGTGTACTTGGTCCTATTACCCAGCCTGTGATGGGCATATTGGGAGCCGTTGGACGGCAAGGCATGGCCCGTATGTTTGACACGGCAGCATCACGCTACGCCCAGCAGAAGGTGGCAGAGGCACTGCTGCGCGACACGCCACCAGACCTACTGCAAAGCGCACTCTCCATGTCGCAGGCAAGGATGGGTAAGCTAGGGCCAGAGGCGCGTATCGCTGACGTTGGAGGCGCTAACGTGCGCGGCTTACTGGATACGCTGGCAACCCTGCCTGGTGAGACTAAGCAGGCGCTGGAGCGTGCCATTCGTGAGCGCCAGGCAGGCCGCGCAGGGCGCTTGGTATCTGCTGCTGACGAGGCTTTAGGTGCGCAAGGCGCTCAATTCCAGCAAAGCCTAGATGCATTCAATACCATGCGTAGGGACCAGGCGCAACCTTTCTACGATGCCATTAAAAACGCCAGCGTGACAGTTGATGACAATCTGCTCACGCTGCTGCAAAAGTCTAAAGATTTGCAGGGTGGCGCGGAGACATTGTTCCGCAGACAGACAGGTCAAGAGATCAACTTGGGGAACCTTAAAAAAGGTGATGTAGTACCTATGACGGTGTTGGACTCTGTCAAGCAGTCGCTGTACGACGCAGCACAATCAGCTAAGCAATCAGGCAGCGGAAACCAGGCAAAAGCCATTGACGATATACGAGTCAATCTGACCAGTTTTCTAGTTGACAAGTCGCCAAAACTAGGTGGTCAGTCGGCCTACAGGCAGGCGCTGGATAAGTGGGCAGGACCGTCGCAGATGATGGATGCCGCCGAACTGGGCCGAAAGGCCATGACTGGAGACATTGTCAACTTTAAGCAGGAACTAAGTACGTTGTCTGGATCAGAGATTGATGCATTCCGCATCGGTGCATTGCAGTCCCTGCGCCAAAAGACAGGAACAGAGTCAGGCCAAACATCTTTGCTGAAGATGTGGAAGGAGCCAGCTACCCAGGAGCGTCTGAAGGCAGTGTTTGAAAACGACTACCGCAAGTTCGCGTCTGCTGTAGCGCAAGAGGCACGACTGAAAGGTCTTGAGTCTGCTGGCCGTGGATCGCAAACAGCAGCACGCCTGGCTGGTATGTCTGACTTGGATATCGCTCCTGCTATGGCTGCCGGTCAATCTGTCATGAGTGGCAATGTGCCAGGAATGATTACATCAGCAGCTAACCTGGCAAGCAGAGTCATCACGCCAGAGCCGGTACGCAATCAGATGGGTCAAATTCTTCTATCGCGTGACCAGCAACGACTCAACGATCTTATGATGGAGTTGCAGCGTCAGGGTCGAGATCGAGCACGCGCTGCTGGTTTAGGTGGATTCACTGGTGGCGCTATCGGTAGCAATGTGCAGCCGTATGCTACTGGACTACTTGGAGACTAGACGATGGCAACAGCATACCCAGGCGGTCTGCGCAAGCGCGGTGGCTTGCTGGATAACGAGGACACCATCCAAGCCACACCACGCAATCCATTCTTTGGTGGAGTTGCTGACTTGCTAGGCCAAGCGTACAAGCTGCCGGAGATGCCGCGTATGGGTGTACCTGGTCTGGACTTCATGGCCGCAAACCGCAACCGCCTGATGGACTTGCTGGGCGTCGGTGATGTGCAAAAGACTGCCGAAGCCTTGTCCTACGGGAACAGGCTTGGCACTGGCTCTGGCATGACGTACCGGCCTCTGCCTGAGACTGTAGGCGCTGCTCTAACGGTTGCGCCTATGGTTGCACCAGCAGCACGCATGGCCGGTGAGGGTGTAGCCGCTACAGGCCGGTTTGTTGCGCCGAAGGCTGGTCTGCTTGCAGAGGAATATATGCAGGGCATGGGGATGATGCCAGGCATCATTGACCCAAGCCTAATCAAGACATTCCCAAAGAGAATGGCCGCAACCAATAAAGCCATTCAAACTGGTGGTGATATTGCAAATGCAACTGCAAGAGACTACACAAGAATTCTTGAAGCAGGCAAAGAAGCGGTCAGAAAAGGTGAAGCCGGATCACTTCAAGAGGCTACAAAATTAGCCCCGAATGAAGTTAAACAACGGTATGAGTTGGCTAATGCGGTATTAAATCAGCCAATTGAAAAATATGTCCCGCCAAGTTATGGGCTACTTGATAGATCAGTGATGAGCCAGTCTGGGAATATTGGAGGCATACCAGGCGTTACCCAAGCAGACATCAATAGGTATGTTCCAGCTAGGGCTGATTTATCTTACATCAATAGCTTGAGTGATCCAAAAAATTTGGACATCATTAAACGCTCAGTGGAACGAGGACTAGGTGCAACTGGAGGCGGGTTCTACAAGTCATATCAACCAATGCGTTCTGCTCTTGATGAGGCTAACTACGCGCCTGACGTGTTCAATAAAGGACTGGCTGCGACCAGCTTTGCATCTGCTCAAAATAGCGTTGCACTTGAGAACGCAATCGGATCGTTGATTATGCGAATGGAGCAATCTGGCATTCCAATTACCAGGGAAAATGTGTTGAAGGCCCATGATGAATTCAAGGCTTTGAATAAGGGCGGCCTTTCCATGATGGAAGGGCACTACGCACCATTCGCAAAATTCTTGGAGCAGGGGTTCCCAAGCGGTGAAAAGCAGGCTCAGAAGATTTCATCTTTTTATCAAAACAAGACAGGCAATTTCAGACCCTACGTGTTTGACACGCATGAAGCTGCTGGGACAACATACGCAACGCCGTATGGCCCATACTTCTGGGGACAAGGCGGCGCTAAAGATACCGAATACGGCGCATTGGAATCGTTACTTCAGCAAAAAATTGCTGCACCAATGAACCTAGATCCAGCCATTGCGCAAGAAGGACGCTGGTTTGGTCTTGGGGAACTGACCGGCCTTAAAACTGGCGGCGGGGACTGGCTCGACAACTACGAAAAGCAAGCCGCATATTCCGCTCAACAATTGGGCAAAGAATTGACCAGGAAGGAACAACAGAGATATGTCGCTGATGTCTTTGCTGGTAAAGAAAGAATGCTGCCGTGGTGGAAGAAGGACCAGCCTATTCCAGACGTTAGGAAAAAACGATAAAAAATTGCACGTCATATTCCCCAACGTTGCTGGGGATTGGGTGCATTCCCTCTGGTGGACCACCATATTTCGCAGTCCACAATTCTTCATATTCTTTGGCAAGTAATTGAACAATTTGGCCAGAGTCGACTTGGTCCATTGTTTTCGCATCAATGATCTTCATTTACTCACTCCATAAAACGCCGCCATCAGCGGATGCACCTTGATCTTGCGTCTGTAGGAACGCTCACGCGCCAGACGAAAGTCCTTATCTTCCTGGGACTCACGCTCACGCACTCTCTGCACGCGCTCATACCCTGAGTAGGCCAGTGGCCTGGGAGCGTCAGTCCCTATCCCCCAGGCGTAGACACGTCCAATCGTCCCCTTGGTGCGCGACCAGCCTGCGATGTGGATCTGGCCGCGCTCATGCATCTTCTTCATGTTGTACTCAACAGCACGCTCAGATAGGAACACGGCAGCCGCCAACTCCTTGCGCGTCATAGGGCGCTTCTTCAGCGCCTGCTCAATTTGTTTCAGTCGAGTGGGCTTCATGTTTGTTACATCAATAAATGCTAGATTCCACGCAACTTTGTGGAGTCACCATGCAACCTAAAGTTTCCCGTGAAGAGTTTATCAATGTCTGGAACCGCAGCGGCTCTGCCTCTGAAGTAGCAAAGCATCTGGATATTTCTGAGCGTTCTGTACATAACCGTCGGCGCAGGATAGAGAAAGATTCAAACCAGCCCCTTGTCAGTGGCAGTGAACGAGCCAAGGCGTATGCGCATATGCAGCCCATCCAGACGTCGCTGAACCGAGTGGATCTCGGCATCCTCGACCAGACCATAATCGTTTTCAGTGACGCGCATTTCTGGCCTGGCGAGTACACCACCGCATACCGTGGCCTGCTTTGGGCAATCAAAGAACTCAAGCCGCACGCAGTCATCTCTAATGGAGATGCATTCGACGGGGCTACTATCAGCAGGCACGACCCGCTGGGATGGTCCAAGACTCCTAGCGTAATAGAAGAACTCAAGGCGGTGCAGGCCCATCTTGGCGAGATTGAGGAGACGGCCAAGGCAGCCAGGCACAATGTAAAGCTGCTGTTTACTTGGGGCAACCACGACACGCGCTTTGCCAACAAGCTGGCGTCCCAGGCTCCTCAGTACCGTGAGGTGCATGGGTTTAAGTTGCAGGATCACCTCCCAGCCTGGGAGTTTGCCTGGTCTGTCTGGCCTACACCGGACTGCATCATCAAGCACCGATATCGATCTGGAATCCACGCTGCTCACAACAACACGGTCAATGCTGGGATATCTATTGTCACCGGCCATCTGCACTCGCTGAAGGTGACGCCATTTGCAGATTACAAGGGGAATCGGTATGGCGTAGATACAGGAACGCTTGCTGAACCCTACGGTCCACAGTTTGATTATGGCGAGGGTAACCCGCTGAACCACCGGTCCGGATTTGCTGTCCTGACATTCAAAGGTGGTAGGATTTTGTGGCCTGAGTTGGTCCATAAGTGGGCTGACGATCAGGTAGAGTTTCGAGGTCAGATCATTAACGTCTAAGGAGTTTTTCATGTTTTCATTCACGGTAATCATCAACAATTCCACTGAGGTGGAAATCGACAGCGATCACGAATCATTGGTTGACTGCTTTCAAGATGGCGAAGAGTATGAGTACGATGACGAGGCAGATTGCTACTGCTGGTTTGACGCTGAGTACGACGCTTGGTACTGGCTGAACGAAGAGACCGGCGAGTGGCTCCTGGTCGAAGACGACGAAGCAGATTGGTGCGACGACGAAGAAGAATACGACGACGAAGAGGAAGAAGAAGCCGAGGCCGCTTAATCCGGAATCAGCGCCAAGGCATCGTTCACAGATGCCTGTATCTGAGACACGGCCTGTTCAAAAGGTAGGCCGTGTTTTCTATTTGAGCGCAGCACTTCATTAATCTCTTGCAGGG